GAAACTGCTTTGTCAGCACCTTTTTCATCTGTGCTTCGACCCATAACTTGGTCCACAGCCTCATCCATTTGTTTAAGTGCTTTGCGGTTGGCATCTATATTGTCCTTTGATGTTTTGATTTTTTCATCATACACAGCAATTTTGGCCTGTACATCGCCTGACACCAGGCTTTGATCAGTGTGTGCTTTTGACAGGAAACCAAAGATACCCATTGATGTAATAACCATGAGCATGAACACTGCTGGCACCAAATAACACTTCATCAGCAGTCTACAACGGTGCCAATATTCATGCAACCATACTGTGACAGTGACCTTGGCCACTTCCAGGATACCACCCATGATGATGATAGGTATCACTGCTGATGCAAAAATAGCAGTAAGGCCCAGTATACTGTACCAGGCCGCAACCACGCTCAATGAAAGAGCGGTAAACAATGTAAAATAACTGAGGAACATAGATTTATTTATTGGGTACCAGTTTGACTTGGACTGCTAGTTTAACGGCCAACCAAGTGGCAATGGCAGGATCAGGTACATCAAACCAAACACGTACAGTCTGGTCAGGGTTCCATATTATGTTTTCTAACCTGCGTTTGACATGGCTTTGGCCTTTCCAATTACCAGTACCATACACTTGATTGAGTTCACGGATGACTGCATACCATGTTTTGACATCATGCAGTTCTACCTGAATACGGTGCATGACCAAGGGCGTTGCTCTAAGAGAGTCGAGTGATTCAAACATACTCAACGCAGAGGTTTCAATTTCAACAGACATTTCTATCCTTTACACTGTTTATACTACAAGGCATACTCCACTGGGTACCAGCCAGTGTTTTGGCCTGTTGCCAGGCCTAGGCAGTGTCTCATCCTACGGGATTTCCGTCTTCGATGCCACGGCACACAACAGGACCGGTTTACAGATCTCTCTCCTGTTGCGCCCAGAAGACCACCCAATCTCCTTGATCATGCACAGCGATTATACTGCGTTGCTCTGATGTTGTCAACAAGTTTGAAGATACACAAGATGTTGTTTGATTTCTTGGTAGATACTTTGTGCGTTAGTTGGGTATTGTTCTTGCTCAAATATTGATCCGTTGTATATTCTACACATTTTAGACAAATTATAATTAATCCATCCTTGTTCTATTACAGAACAATCAATTGTTATATCGCGATTTGCAAAAATATTTTCTAATATTGTGTTACATTTGTTATAAGATTGAAACCCTTGATTCATCTCCGTAAATTTTTCCCAAATTGCAAATAGTGATTGATCGGGAAAAAAAATCTGATTTAAAAATATTGCTAATTCGTTTAAACTTTTACAAAACTTCGGAAAAGAATAAAATACACTGAATGGAAATTCAAATAAAGGTTGCTCAATTTTGGTAAATTCTTTATAAAAATCACTATAACTGTTTCGTTCATTGAATTTGCTGTACCAGTCATTTCTAACTGCTACTGAATCTTTTCGAATACTATCAGGGATGTGCAACATTTGTTTTTCAATCCCAACATCACCAGCACGATACATTAAATTAGTAAGTGCGATAAAAAATTGTTGGTCATCCAACGGATCAATAGTAATTCTTATGACTTGGTCGGTATTGTTGAATTTTATATTGTCTGAAGAATAATGCCCGCACTTGATTAGTCGGTTTCTCAGGTAGGTATTATCAACTGCATGCGAAGCGCCAAGAGAATTAAACAGCACACTTTGTCCCGGGTCAATCTGCATGATATAGACATTGCTTATGTACTCTAAGAAATGTCCATGTGTGCTGCCATGAAAGTCAATTTTTATCATGTTTCTTGGTTAATTCACACACTAGGAGAAACTGCTCATAGGCCAGTCGCACAGCAGGATTGGTCATGAGTTTATCCGCTTCCTCTTGCATGGCTTTTAAACCGGCGTCGGCTATGTCTCTGGCACTGGCAACTTCAATGGTGTAAATGTCATCGCCCATGGCTCGGTTCAACCGAGTCCAGGCACGTTGTTGATCATGTGTGAGTTCTTTACGACGTGGACGCATTTCACTGGCTTTACGCACAGCCTCACTCATTCGATCTTCGGCCACACGGCCAGCCGCAATCATGGGTGCCAAGGCAGGATCAATGTGATAGCGTGTGCTACGCCCGCCAGGATAGCACATGATCAAATGATTGCCATAGGGCAAGCTATCCATGAGTTCGTAATCGTATTCCATCACAGGTCGATACCTGCGTCCACGTTTTTCGTAGTAGATTTTTTTGGTCATAGATGCACTTCCCAGGCACCTGTTTCTGTATTCCAATGACGGGTGTCGTATATCCGAAAGCTCACGCTACGACCCAACACAGCCAGTTCCACGGTTAGTCCAGCATGACTTTGTCGGCGAGTGAGACTGAATTCAAATCCAATCAGTGTGCGGGTTTGCAGTAGTTCTACTTCCCAGGCTGTATGATTGGTGATCAGCCCTGATTTGTTCCACAGGTTGTCAAAGGGCCGACCCCAAGGATTGCTCAATCCAAAACTAATATGAATCATGACAACTCCATTGTGGCAATTAGTTGGTCCACAGGCACACTGTTTTGCACATAGCCTTCTGTTACCATATTGTAGTAGTGATTGCTGGGGGCTTCCTCAAAAGACTGGTCCACCATTTGATATACCAAGGCAATGTCGCTACCGCGATCAGTATGCACTACTACTGAAAATCGTGTGTAGTGATAGGGATAACCTTCTAGTGCATCTAGGGCAACTAGGTTGTCTTCGGTGATTTCCCACAGCACACCATCACACCAGTTGCCTGCCGCAGGTTCAATATCTGCACAATAGCGGAACACTAGAGCATAGTCGTTGATCCATGCAGGGCCCAAGCAAACAGCACCCGGACATCGAGCAGCCATTTGGTCTAGGTTAGTATTCATCCCATATGCAAAATATTTCAAACTTTTTCTCCAGCTTCAAAATCTCTAAAACGTAAGAATCTTGGGAATCTCAGGCTGTATGATCCGTCTTGGTTTTGCGTAACTGCATCAGCTTGCACTTCCACCAAGTGCCCAACCAAATCTGCCCGGCTGTGCCAATACTCATCACGATCGCTATCAGACAAGCCACTGCCAACATTAACACGAATATGTCTTCCATTGTCATCTCCTTCACAGATTATAGCACCCAACCGGCCTTCGTTGCGACCAGTACCTTCTTCAAATCCCACAATGTTCAAATCAACTGTGATTGTGGGTTTCCATTTCATCCAGTAATCGGTGCGTTTGCACAAGTAAGGTGCATCCATGCTCTTGATCATGATGCCTTCAAATCCACCTTCCACAGCGGCTTCAGCATAGCGTTGCATGATGTCATGTCCTTCGGCTGTGTCCAAGTCCACTTCCAGGCCGTTCATGATCTGCAAAGGACCATCTTCGGGCAGTCGAGCCCGAGCACGTTCCAATGACTCAATACGTTTGTGTTGTTGTGCATTGAAGTGACCTTCTTGGAAAGCAGCCAATGGCAACATGTCAAAGATATGATAGGTCATGCCTGTGGTCACTGCATTGCTTTTGCGATGTGCTTGCTTCATCAACTTCTGAAAACTCTCGCCCACAATCTCGCCATCCAGCACCAGGCGTTGATGCACCCTGTGACCGCCGCCGTCGCCCAGCATGAACTTGGTGCTGTGTTGCTTGATGGCTTCTTCAATTTTGGGAAAGTTTTCAAACACCTTGCCATTGCGGCTGTACAGTGTGACATCGCCATCTTCAATCACTGCCAACACACGCACACCGTCCAGTTTGCATTCCAGGCGTTTGATGCCCTTTAACTTCTTGGGTTGGTCTGTGGAGTCTTGTGCCAGTTGGCAACTAAACACAGGAATTTTCCATTCTGTTTTGCCCAGCACTTTGTTCAGGGTCTTTTCAGATATGCCGCATCGCAGATCTTTGGTAATAACACGTCTGCAGAGATTGTTCCATTCCAGGCTATCAAATCGTTTCATTGTTTCTAAGATGGCATCTCGGGCACGATGCCCAGTGAACGATCGTGTGCGCAGGCCTTCCAGCAAGCCCCAGAACACAGGCCAAGGGTTCTCAGCATGCTCAATGCCAGAACTCTCAGGCACCTGTTTCACATGGAATGTGTAGTAGGGATTGTAGGCTTGGTAGCAATTGAACAAAAAACACTGTGCATTGGCACTGCCCAGTTTTGCGGCCATTAGTGCTTTTTCAATTACACGTTCTTTGTGCAGTCGGCTGTCAGAACTTTCAAGGTCTCTTATCCAATCAGCCGCCACAGGGACACCGTTGAATTGTTTGTGTGAGAAGTCAATGCCATTCATATATTTACGCGGTTACCATGATGAATTATAGAATACTTTCAAACCCAGGAACATTTCTGCACGGGCTTCCTGAACGAATTTTAAGTCACTTTCTTTGTAGTAATCATCAGCCTCTTCGCCAAAGAAGAAGCCCGAGGTTGGGGGCAGTCGATTGTTTTGTACTGCATACTCCAATTCATCCAGGTCATCATACGTGAGTTCAAGTTCAATGCCATTGAAATTGTCTGTTTCACGTAGTGCATTGCCTTCACGGGCTAGCCACAGTTGTGCCATCCAGCCATGCAGGTTGGGATGTTTGCGCCAGTAAGCAATTTGCCGTGGCCGGTTGACGTTGGGATTGACCATTTGACCAGTGTCCTGGTCGTATTCAGCGCCTTCGTAAAATTCATCTTGCTGGCCTGCCTTTGCGGCCACGTATGCATACATGTCAAGTCCCATGTTTCTCTCCGTTAATCAAGTGGAACATTCTTCATTGGTGCAGTACCCGTCCAGTGTGCCATGGTCACACATAGGCCTCGATATTGCACACCCATTGGGTGCTCGCCTTTTTTGGGCAGTGTTTTGATTGCCTGTTTGCATGCAATCTTGTCAGGCATGGTCACAGGTATTTTGTCTAAGAAGTTGCCACCTGGACTAAACAAAGAAACAATCAACACCCATTCATTCATTGCTCTACTCCAGGTTGAGATGCGCGGTAAATGCGTCTAAGCCAATATTTGTATTGGGCAAAATATGTTCGAAGATCATAGGTCACGGGTTGGTTGAAACTTTCGAGTTCAAGTTGATGCTCAAGCCACTTTTCATGTAGCCAGTGTCGAAACGGTTTCATGCTGCCTCCAGCATGTTGGCTGGCACACGCCACAGCATCATGCCATCCTTGACTGTGACATACTTGATGGCAACCTTGGTCACTGTGCCTGTTACAGTAACACCACGTTTGGTGCTGTGAAACTTCACTGTGTCACCTTTGGTGAATGTGCGAATCTTTACTGCACGAAGCTGGGCACGAGCATAGCTCACCGCATCATTGATGCTGTTGAGTTGTTCGTTTGTAAAATTGCTGAACATGATAGAAGTGTTGACTTCTTGGATTGTTGCGTATGTCATCTTGGGCTCCTTTTGTTACAATATGTCCATATTATAGCATTTTGGCAATTATTGGTCAACCGCCCCGAATGTAATACTCAAGTATTACATGCTCCAGAATGATTCTGAGCTGGGTGAGCAGAAGCGGGGGGTGTTGACATCTTCCTCAAACTTTTCACCAGTCATGATGTTGGTGCGTTCAACCATGCGGGGTTTGTAGAGCTTGGTGGCAATGATGCTGAGTTGATCCACACCCCAACCTTGTTTGCGACACAGGCGTGTTCGGGTGGCACGTGCGGCGCCGAAAGTTTTGTAAGCACGGGTAGGATGAGGACCATCTGAGTGGATCATTCCAGTGTCTCGAACAATAATGTAATACATCTTGGCTCCTTTTTGTTACTCTATGCCTATATTATAGCAAAATGGACATTTCTGGTCAATCAGAAAAAAGTAGTACTTGAGTATTACACTAAGGCTCTGGCTTCTGCGGGTGTGTATTCACTGCCGCTCAGCGTGGCCTGCGGTGGCACTGAGGCAGGTTGCTGGGGTACAGCATTGTCAGATTTTAGATTGATAGAATTCAGTCCCGCAGTGTTGCGGCCTTCACGCAAAGCACCCACCATGGCCTGCCCCGACTGGTTGGCAGTGTTGGCGATGCTTTCCAAAAACTGTGCTGACATGCCCACCTGTGTATCTTGTCCATAACCAGCCAAGGCAGGAATAAAAGCTGTGATGGGCAACTGTGCACCGGCTGTGAGTGTGGCATAGTTAATGCTGGCTTTGGCTTGAAACACCGGTTCATTCACACTGTGTTGTACCATTGCTGTCCAGGTGGTGTTCAAGGTAGTGGTTGCAGTGCCCATGGCAGTGATGGCTGTACCAATGGCAGAATCTGCGGCAGTTATCAACACCGTCAACGCCGCATCGTAAGATGCATAAGGATTTCCTGTGTTGTAAGGTGCCGGAAGAGCGATTGCACCTGGCAACCCGTACACATCAGTAATGAGATTTTTCATATAAGAATATATGGTGTTGAGTGTTGTGAGTGTGCCAGCAGTGAGTTGTGCAGAGATGGTTGACGTCACTGTGGTCAAATAATCATTGTAAGGAATACCAGCTGCTGATCCAAAAAAGTCTGTGGTCAAAAATGTGCCATTGGGTCCTGACCCCAATGCAATGTTTGTGTCATAGTATGTGGCCACATCAGCAGGCACAGGTGTTGTGGTGTTGGCCACCAATGGTAGACCCTTGAGTGTTCCTAATTTTCTTGAAAATGCTGCCGTCTCGGCCGCTGTTTGATTTAGAGTGGTCATTGTAGTATGGCTGCCAGTTGAGGTGCAGTAACTCCTGCAATGCCTTTGACTTGTTGAAATGCAATTTGCAGTGCTCGATTGGCAGCAGCATTGGCAGCAGGAATAATTTTGGCCAAGTCATCGCAACCAGTGGGTGTGACTGTACCAGAATTCAGTATGGGAGTGATCACACTGTTGACTGCGCCAGTGGTGTCATATATCAGCACAGGACCACTGGGGGTGGGCAAAGTTAGACTGCTGTAGCTGGTGGGAAATAATTTCACAGGATTCAGTAGGTCTGCCATGGTTTCAATGTTGGGCAAGGCACAATCCAATATGGCCAGCACATCTTGCAAACAACTGCCGGTGACATTGACCAAAGCTGGATAGCATTTTTTTTGTAATCTATCAAATTGATTAGCAGTGAGTCCCTGAGGGTTAAAAAGACTCTGCACATTGTTGTTCACAAGATCTGATATGTTTTGATCAGTCAATCCTTGGGCTCGCAGTGCCGCAGTCACACATGGCGTTGATCCGTTCAGCATGCGACCTTGTCGTGCCAGTTGTTGCAACAAGCCGGCTGGAGTACCAAACTGCAACAAATTATCAAAGGCAATGAGATCACCGGTGGCTGCCAGATCAGCACCAAATGCAGGAAAAGCCAAGTTGACCTTGGCAATGTCTGCAGTGATAAGATTGTTCTGGTTTGAAAATGTAGGTCCTAAGTAGTCAGTGCTGTTGACATTGACTGCACTGAGTATGACATTGTTTGTGAGGCTAATATAGCCCTGTGCGGCACCAAATGCTTGTGCAAATTTTCCAAAGTCACCGGACCCCAGGTAGGTGCTGGCTGCTGTGGTAATGGTAGTGGCATAGCCTGCGTTGCCCACAGTCCAAGACACATTGCTGGGCACACTATCACCCAAGGCAGGACAATAGTTGCCTGCCACATTGGCTCCCAATGTTTTTAAATTGGCCAACGTGCCTGCACCAATACTCAACGACACATTGCTTGCGGCTTGCCCAATGGTGTAGATCAAATTGGCTATGGGTGCAAGAGCGTTGTAACTGGCAATGTTATTGGCCAGTTGGGTATTGGCTGTGATGGCATTACCTGAATAGAATCCCACTCCTGCTGTGAGTTGTAATGGAGTGGCAGTTGACAGTGTCATTATGCTGCTCTCACTGTGGCACTGCCTGCCACTCTCGCATGTCCGCAGGTGTCTGCATCACCATCACGTATCACAGGACGACCACCAGCACGTACTGAGCCTGATCCGCCTGATGTCACTGCTGAACAGTGTACGCCACACCCACTTTGACCACAGCAAGGATGCGGAGACACACTAATACCAGGCACAACAATGGGACGACCGTTTACACGTACAGATGCCACCCCTGAAGTATTCACACCACCTGAGCCATTTGGATCGCCTTGTCGTTGTACTGCTGGCATGTTATCCCATTAAGATTTTACTGCGCACAGGCTTGATACCTGTTGTGGCTTCCAAATAACTGTCCCCAACGTCTTCGCGCACAGGAGCGATCATGGCCACGCTAGATTTATTTACCGTGACTTCTGACTCAGGATCTGCGGTAAACAGTGAGTTCATCAGTTGTATGCCTTGTTGCCCAGGTACCACTGCCACGGGCTTGCTGAGTGTGTAAGTGTCTGCGTCAATGCTGACAATTTTTGCCACAATTTCTTCACCATAGCCCATGCGCATGGTGTATGTATTTCCTGCTTCAATACTCATTCTAGTTCCTTTTTAACTATTGCCAACTGATAATTTACCAAGCCCAGTTTGAGCCTGTGATAAAACATGTTTACAAATGCGTCAATGCTTTGTTTGCAACGACCTAAGTAGTGCTGATCATCTTCCCACAAGTAGTCATCAAACAACATTACGCCACCTGGCCGCAACAGTCCAAAGCACATCACAGCATCTGCCAAGGCATCGTCTGCATTGTGACTGCCATCCACATAGATGAAGTCATACCGCCGCTTGTCCACAATCAGCTGTGCCAATGCAGGGAAACTCATGTTAGATATGACTTCAAGTGTTTGACCGGGCTTCTTGACTTCGTCTGTGTTGGCACGGAACAGTTGTTCAATGCTGCGATCTTCAGGTATTGAATCACTACCGAATGCTGTGACCGGACGGTCAGCAAATGGATCAATGCAGGTAATTGTGCCTGTGCCTGAGAGCATGTTCTCTAACATCCAGCAGGTACTGCGGCCTTCATGGCTGCCTATTTCTAATATGCTGTCAACTGTTTTTTGTTTTTGTAAGTAGTTGGTGATGTAATCAAAGTTGACCAGTGCATTGCTGAACCAGTCAGATGAGAATTGTGGCATTACTGCAACCTTTGACGCAGTTCGTTAAATCCACCCACGTACTCTTCATCCAGAAAGATCTGTGGTACTGATCTGGCAGTGGGCACTGCTTCTAGCAGTTGTTCACGTGTCCAGTCTTGACTGATATTGCGTACTTCATATTCAATGCCTTTCATTTCCAACAGGCCTTTGGCTTGTTCACAGAAGGCACATTGGTCTTTGGACCATACTATGGCTTTCATTTTGTTTTCCTTTTATAAATCTGGTAGTTCATCGTAATCCAATTGATCCGACATCACCCCAATAACATAGTTAGTTGATTCATTCTCTTGCAGTGCAGTTTGTTTCTTCGATGTGTCCACATGCTTCATGAACCAGGGAATTGGTGTGCTACGCGGTGCTGGTTCCAGGTACTTGATACCAATTTCTTTGAGTGCGCCCACTGCTGTGTAGTCCACAAAGTCTTTGAGGATGTTGGCATTGAGTCCAATCACTGGACCTTTCTGGAACAGGTAGTCAGCCCAGGCTTTTTCTTCGCGGATCACATCCAGGTACAACTGGTACACTTCGGCTTCGCATTCTGCCTTGGCGGCAGCAAAACGCGGATCTTCTTTGACAACTTGATTGATGATCCAAGCAGTCCAGTCCTTGTGCAAGATTTCGTCTTGCAAGATCAGGCTAATGATATTGCCATTGCCAATAAAGATACGATTCTCAACCATGGCCAATGACGTGGCAAAGCTGACCATGAAGCGGAATGCTTCTAGTGCATATGATGCATTCAGTGCCAACCAAATTGCTCGGATGTGTGCTGCCTCTTTAACAGGAACTTCCAGTTCCTTTTCGCAGTTGACCATGTGCAGGTGATCATAGTAGTTGCCCACTGAACTGGCCATGTCCACAATTTCTTTGGTGTCATGAATGGTGTTGAACACATCCTTGGGCACGTTGTAGATGTTGCGAATGATGTGGCTGTATGAACGACTATGGATGTTAGTTTCAAAGAAACTCCAGTTGTACATCAAGGCTTCCAGTTCAGGAATACCCACCACAGGAGTAAACACCTGTGCAGGACCGCGACCTTGCAAACTGTCTAGTGCTGTTTGACGCAACAGATTACTAGTGAAAATATGTTTGACAGTGTCGCTTGCTTCTTTGAAGTCGTTGGCATCTTTAGTGAGTGATACTTCTTCTGGGATCCAAAAGAAGCCACGTGCCTCTTGTTCAAACTTTACTAGTTTGTTGTACTTGACTTCTTCAAAGCGTTGAATAGTCACTGGACCTGCTGGGTCCAAAAACATCTTGCGATGCAGGTAGTCAGTTTTGGTGGCGAGATTGTATTGTGCTTGGCTCATAATTTGCAACTTTCGCAGTCTTCTACATCATCAAAGTCAATAACTTCTAATAGTGCATCTTCCTTGGCAGCTTTGGCGCCTTGTTTGTTGATTAGACTGTAGTAAAATGTCTTGATACCCCAGTGATGTGCTTGCATTAGATTTTTAGCAATCAATGTGGTAGGTACTTTGCGATCTGCAAAGTGTGCAGGATTGTAGAATGTATTGGTGCTGATACTTTGATCAATATATGCTGCCAACACTGCGGCTGTTTTCAAATAGCCAACACAGTCTTTTTGTGCCCACATCAACTGATATCGGTTTTTCAACTTGTGATATTCAGGCACAACTTGTGTTAGACTTCCTGCTTTTGATTCCTTGACTGAAATCAAGCTCATGGGCATTTCAATGCCGTTGGTGCTGTTGATAACAACTGAACTACTCTCCACAGGCGCCACTGCCATCAAGGTGGCATTGCGCACACCATATGCTCGCATGTTGCCACGCAGGGTGTTCCAATCCAAGGCAGGATCAGGTGTGAAGTCTGTGAGTTCGTTAACACCTTTGGCACGTAGTTCCCAGGGAAAGATTCCTTTGCCATAGCGTGTCTTGTCGCTGTCTCGGCAACGACCACGTTCTCGGGCCAGTTCTACTGTGGCTTCGGTCAAGTAGTAGGCTTGGTGTTCCATCCATGACTTGACTTCTGCCAGGGCATCTTTTTCACCATACTCAAGTCCACGCTTGGCATGCCAGTATGCAAGATTAGTAATGCCAATACCAAGTGGCTGGATTTCATCGTTGGATAACTGACTTTGAATACTCAAGAAGTCCTGGTAGTCTAGTATGTTGCACAGGCTGCGTTGAAGCACACGACAGGCTCTGCGCATGTCTTCAGGATGACGGAACGCACCCCAGTTGATGCTTCCCAGTGTACAAAGTGCAATACGTCCTTCTGGGTCATCCAATCGTTTAAAGGGTTTAGTAGGAAGTAAAATTTCACAACAAAGATTGCTTTGGTAAATGGTATGGTACTCAGGATCAAATGGTCCTTGGTCCATGACATTGTCAATGAACACTAGATAGATACGTCCAGTATCGGTTCGTTCCTTGAGAATACCACTTTTGAAAACTTCCTCCGC